ATAGATGCTGTTTTTTGACGAAAAGTATCTACATAATTACTAGAAAAGGTACCTTTCAAAGTAGCATTTCCATTATAGGAATTATTAGCGTCAAGGCTTCCAGATAATCTATCTGCTAAAGTAGCAGTTTTAGTAAGCAAATTTCTGGTAGCAGTGCTTAGGTTGTTGATATCAGATTGGATATTAGTAACTGTTGTGGTTAGCCCATTTGCCGTTGCTTCAACTTGTGTAGCTTTAGTTAAAGCAGTATTTGCAGTTGTCTCAATGCTTGAAATAGTTGTTTTCAAACCATTCGCTGTTGTCTCAACTTGAGTTGCTTTAGTAAGTGCTGAATCAGCTGTTGTTTTTGTTGTTGCAATTAATTGGGTGTGACCATCTACAGTGCTTGAAACAGTATTGACTTTGCTTAACGCACTATTTGCAGTAGTTTCTACGCTAGTTAGAGTCTGTGTAACTCCGTCAACAGTAGTCTCCAATACATTTGCTTTATTCAATGCACTGTCCGCAGTGGTTGTCACTGTTGCTAAAGTTTGCTTTTGGCCATCAACTGTGACGACTAATTCATTCAGTTTTTTAGTGGTACTTGTTGATGTCGTCTCAATATCTGTCATACGCCCAGTTAGACCAGTAACTGAGGTTTCTAGCGTTGCTGTTCTTCCTTCCACAGCGGCTGCTTTCTCATAAGCTTCGTTAGCCTTACTACTGATAGCTGTAACTGTTCCATTGATAGTAGCTACATCAGAAACAAGCCCATTTACATCAATCTGGATCGCATCTGCTTTTGCTTTAGCTGTTTGAGCATCTAAACTAGCTTGCGTAGCTAAGTTTGCAGCATTTTCTCCTGCTAGCTTCGCCTCACTTGCTGCCGATTGAGCTGCTTCACCTGCAGCTTGTGCATCTTTCCCAGCCTTTTCAGCTGCCTCTGCTTTTTCGATAGCAGCTGCTACCTCTGTTTTTGTATCTTCCAAATCTTGATAAAAGTCCGGATCTAAGACTTCAACAGATAACCGTTCTGGTTTCCACTCGCCATCTTTGTATATCATGGCTACTGGTGGACTTTTAGACGTATCTGTCCATCGTTGACCCTCGACAGGATTAGCAGGTGCAGTTACCATTTCTTCGCTATCTAGGTAGTTGGTAATCTGCTTGCTAACCTCAATAATTGCCATAAAGATTCCCCCTTTCTAGTAGTCAAAGCTGCGGTCGCTACCTGCTCCGTACCGCACGATATCTACATGCTTTTTCTTTGTGTCCAAAACAAAAACGTCCCACAAGTCTTCTTCTAGTTCTCCTAAAGGCCGATCTCTTTGATCTTTCTTTGGGCGACTGACAGAACAACTTGTTGAAACGTTTGTAATCCCATATTTAGTTGTGATTCGATCTGTGTGATGATGTCCATGAGCAAGAAAAGCAATGTTTTTTGGCGTGTCGAATGTAATTGAAATATCACTAGCGAAATCAGCGTTCCCTGTGTATTTGCGTGTAAAACTTGATCCTTCTTTTGCCGCCTTTAAAATACCTTCTACAGATTCCCAGTTATAAGGATAATAGGCACTATTCGTTGCGTACCATTGCCCCCATTGATGATGCTGAAAACAGACTGCAGTGTAATCATCAGGCATACTTTTAAGATTTTCCGCAAACCATTTCAGTTGTGCTTGTCGATAACCAGCAACATTAATCGTCAAGTATTTCACTAACCCATCCGTGTCAAAAACATATGGAATATCATTTGTGTTTAGTAAAAACACACGCACTTTTTTATCCGGAATGTCATAATAAAAATACATATTTTTATCATTAGGATTTTCATTGATTGCCCATATAGTTGAAGGTCGTGTGATGATTTCATACATTTCACTTGGCTTAATTGTGTAGCTCATGTTTCCGTGCCATGACTTACTAGTAGGATCGCTGGCCATATAGTTTTGATTGACTTTATTTCTAGCAGTAGTTCCTCGACCTTGCCGACCATCTCCCCACGAGTTATCATCATGATTCCCTTTCGCTAAGAAAAATGGGCAGCTTGCCAATCCAAACAGACTAACAACCTTCTTCATATTTGAGACGTTTGTGTCTTTAGTAGTACCACCATCAACAAAGTCGCCGCCTCCGACAATACAGTCTAAAGGAATCATATGAGACAATTCTGCAACATTTTTGATATGATTTTCCGTACGTCCATAATTCTCAAGATCCTCTTGAATGAAGGTATCTGTAGCATAATGGGTATCTGTGATAAAAGGAATCGTGACAGTATTTTCATTTTGTAGTCGCATGATCTTGCTCGCTGTTTTCTTCAGTCCGTTCCAGAAATATATGGCTTGGACAAATTTATTTTCCGCATACATGACCTGGCATGAGATTTGGTTATCACGCCTTACATCATCTAAGTGAACAGATACTTTGTTACCAGCATCCTTATTGGCTTCTATCCACTCTGTTTTCAGGTTCCCGTCTTTGTCGGTCAGCTTCCAATAAAACTGGTAGTTTTCCAGATTGGCGGTAATGTCGGCATTGCCTTTATAGACCTTTACCTCGAAGTTTCTCAAGTTACCATCTTCTGTTGCAATCATTTCGGTTGTGATCGTGTCATCGGCTTTTTGGTTGATTTGGTTCTGCAGCTGCCGCAACTTAGCGCTGATTGCACTTTGTAATTCGATCACATTCCCTATGACAAGCCCATTATTCGATGGATTTGTCCGACTGATGTCTTTCTGGAGGATCCTAGCGCTAATTCTCAGTGCTGGGTTGTACTCTTCATCGATAATCGTCACACGATCGCCCACCATGAAGTCCGTATTGCTAAAAATGGCTTCAACAGTATACGTAGCCTCTGGCTGATTAACTTTCTTTAATTCAGCTAAACCTTCTGCAAACATTTGAGACGGATCGTCTGATTGCGATTGGTAGTTGCCATATACCCAACCAGAATCGCGAGTATCAGTCGTATGGCCTCTACCCCATAAGGCATTGGCTTCACGGTCGTAGATAATTGATTCGCCTATACGGGTGAAGTAGTTTCCGTCGTTGTAGACCAAATTGTTAAAATTGCTTCCACCTGTTACGATCAAAGCAGTTTTCAGATTGTTGGTATTCACATGCTTCGTAGCCACCATTAAATCGGTACCTGCACGCAGAACAACTTCTGTATCCACGCCGATCCTGTAAACAATGTTAATGAGTTTAGAAATCACAGCGAGATTTTGAAATTTGACTGTAAAGTACATCTCACAACCATACTCGCTACAAATTTTTTGTAATCTAGCAAGTGTTGTTTCATTATTTGAAAAGTCTATTTTCCGTTTTAACCCTTGAACTTCATTTAAACCAATCTCCCAACCACTATCGTATATTTCTCGGTTCACGTAGTATTCAATTGGTTGAGAGAATGAGGATGCAAAAGTATTAGGAGATTCATTGATTAACTGCATTCCTAAATCCTCATAATGACAAACTCGTTCGTATCTATTTGAGTCTTTGACATCGGTTAATTCAAGGCAGATGTTATTCCCATTTTCATCCTGAAAAGCGATATAAGTACCCGCTTGAATATAAGCAGCGTCTGGATGAACTTTGCTGATCGTAACATCCAATATATTTAGTAGTGTTGAATTTGAAATCCCAAAAGAATGTTTGTCCTCATTCATGATCACAGATTCTTTCGATTCGCTATTTATAACACAAATTGATTCATACTGACGGTTTAAAATATGGTAGATCATAGATACAACTCCTCAATAGTAGCGGTGACGACTGGTGATTGATCCCCCTCATAAGAAAAAAAGATCTCGTTATATCCAACCTCTGCTTGTATATAGTCGGTACCTATCACCGAGAAGCCGTTTGCAACTATGCCATTCAATAGTAGTCTTCCCGACTCTTCTATAATAAGTTGATCACCTGCATTAAAAGTTTTGGGTATTAAGCTATTGTTGCGTGTTGCATATCGTGTAACCCTTAAATGAGTAATTGACTGATACATAGGTTGTTTGTCTCGCCAATTCAGCATTGCCATATCGATTCTTGCAGGCATTAACATTGCAACTTCTTCATTGGTCCAATTATGAGTAGCTTTCCACGATTCTGTAAAACCACCTTTTGGATTACTGACTAATCTTGCTAAGTAAAAATCGAAGTTGTTACCAACTTTTTTTATTCGAATCATTCCGAAAAAGCCCCCTCCATTATTCAATACGGATGAGGGTAACGTACCTGTTTTTATTTCAGCTTCCCCAGCATAAAATTTGTATTCAACCCTGTATTTGGAATCAGTGTTATCTTTCATTTCGAATCCACAAACAAAATTATTATCTTCATCAACAAAATTTATCTCGATAATACCTTGTTTCTTGGCCTTGTCTTTCGTGGCACCGTTCGGCTTGAAATTGAAGCGTACATACACCTCGCCATCTGAAAAAGGATCAAAAAACCTAGTTAATGTCGGACCATGCCAGAAAGCATCATCTTTTCCAGATGGTCCATAAGAATCAACAGTAATAGCATCGGTTTCATATTTCAACGATCCTTGAATTTTTGAAGAGTTTTCTCCAGAATCATTACGCCAGCGAATTTTACCAACGTTCCTTGAATACTGTCCGCTAGTGGATGATTTCATTGGATCATCGAACAAAACTGTGTTTGATAAGTCTTCATCAATGTCTTCAGTACCTGAGTGGCCAAATTCCATGATCTTGTCTTCTGTAACCAGACCGAATGACTCGCAGTCACTAGGAAAATCAACAACCCACCTAATCGGTGTCTTATATGACCCTTGATTATTAATAGTCACTAACCCATCTGACATAGTATAAATCTTTGGATTAATAGCATGGGCCACACCGTCAGGAATTAACCATTCAATAGTACCCTTACCCAAAAAATTAATTTCATCTAGGTTTACGTAATTGTTTGGAATGGCCAAGTAATACTTGTCAGGTTCATCACTAAAGATTAATTTTTGCGGTGTTAAACTGCTTAGAGCAGCCGCAAGTTCTCGGCGCTTTTTGTTTAAATCGTACCTAAGTATGAATGGCATTGAAATTACCTTTTCATCAAACTTAGAACGGACGAACATCTTGCCCAATCCGTTCACATCTTCTAGATAATTAGAACGAGGTAACCCAATGCCACGATCGAATTTTGATGTAACACCCAAAATATCCGAAAGTTTAAAATCACCATATGTCACTTCTAGCACTGTTTGTCCCTCCTCTTAATCGATCTTCGAATTGCTGCATTTGTTTAATCTCTTCATAAGTCATTCTGGCTGTTTTCTTCACAATGGTCTCGCCGTCAATTTGAACATACATCGGAATTTGGAACACTGTGCCATCCGAAATACTTGATCCTGATACAAGTCCTTTGCCTTTGTATAACTCGGCAGCTCTATTGGATGCATCGGAATATTTGCCGACTCCAGACACTGATTCTGGCGAAAGTACTCCATTCATCAAAGCGTTCATCGCTGGTATTTCAGTTGGAATTGATTTGATTAAATCGTTAAAATAGTTTGAATCAAATTCAGATTCGATTCCTTCTTGCAATTCGTTTGCCCATGTTGCGACATTCGATTTTACTTCTGAGAATCCATTCAACAATCCTTCTCTAAGCCCTGATACCAAAGCCAGCCCATTTTCTATTAATACTTTTTTATCGTATGGAATCGGTCCTTTTAAACTTGCGATTGTATCTGCCCAACCCGAAACCGTCCTTTTAACATTTTCAAAGCCTGACATAAGCCCACTTAACAAACCGTCAACTAGCGCAATACCATTA